AAGCCCTAATATCACCCTAGAAGAACTAACCCACTCTGAAGTAGCAGAGCGTAAGAACCTAGATAAAACCCCCAACGCCAGTGAGGTTGCAAACTTAACTAGACTGGCAGCTTTGCTTGAGCAGGTTAGAACCCTCCTAAACAAGCCAATAATGATTAATTCTGGCTTTAGGTCTAAACCAGTCAATGACTCTGTCGGTAGCAAGGACACTAGCCAACATAGGATAGGTTGTGCAGCCGATATAAGAGTCCCCGGCATGACCCCTAAACAGGTCGTAGAGGAGTGCATTGCAGCTAATATAGGGTATGACCAAATCATCGAAGAATTCGGCTCTTGGACGCATATAAGCGTTCCTAACGCTACTTCTGACAAGCCCAGAAGACAAGCCTTGATTATCGATAAGGCTGGTACTAGGAATTTCGTGTAACACAATGTCGGTATTTATTAAGATTTACTGACAATTTGTACATTATCAGAAACAAAAAAAAACCCCGCCGAAGCGGGGCTATAAAGACACACTTAGGGGTTAAATCTCACAGCCTCCTGCAGTACAGCTCAAAGTCTGAGCGCCTTCAACATTATCGTCATACTCTTTAAAATTCTCCCAGTCTACGGCATTGGGAACTAAGGCTTTTAACTTGTTGTAAGTCTCTTCATCACATTCTTCATAAGGTGCTTGCTTGTAAGTACCACCATCCATCGGCAGGAAAGACACTCCAGTCACTTCATCAAAGTGTCTAAACACCCACGCACCGACATCCATCCATTCGTCTTCACGCACTGAAATGGTAACAGATGGCTTATGCTCACAGTAGTGTCGCTGGAACAGTAGCCACAGGCGTAAGTGCTGAATAGCTGTCAAATCCTCACGCAACAGACCGCCCTCGTCTACCTTAACTGGAAAGCTAAAGACAGTAGTAGAGTCTGGTTTCAAATAGCAAGGCTCACCGACAAAGCCAGAGGAGAGCATAAACTGTGTTAATGGGTCTTTGTTATCAGCCCGAACACGCCGTATGTAATACTTGCTATGCTGAGGATGAATCCCAGAAGCAGTACTGCAAAGCTGAGAAACGGTTCCTTCTGGTTTGATAGCAGTAACCGCCACAGACTGATTAATACCAATAGCTGCAGCAAATTCAATATTAGTAGTGATAGCCACATCTCGTAGTCTCTCCAATCGTGCAGGTAAGTCCTCATCATCAGGATTATTCAGTAATTTATTGTCACAGATACCAGTCATGGAGACACCCAATAACGCCTCTTCCTTGGTGTTCTTTTCCCAAATCTTACGCAGATAAGGAAACTCTGTTAGCGATGCTTGGAATGTGCCAAGAATCGTTGCCAAGCGAATCTTATTCTCCAAGGTAGATACAGTATCGTAGCTACGCACAATACAACTGGAAAGATTACAAAACTGATAAGGACGAAGAATGATTTCGCTACAGGGATTAGTGCCAAAAGCATAGGTTTCGTCTCTGCGACCATTCTTTGCTGCCTGTTTCTGAGATGCTTCACGATTAAATATTCCTCGCTCACCAGAGTGTGATTCATAAATACTTGTCCATTCACGCATAAACTGACCGATACTAGGTGTTTCGGCATAGGTGGCAGAGTTATTGGCTAATGCTCGTTGTCCTTGACCATCCCACCAGTTACCTGCTTTAGCGTGTGCCATCTTGTCGTCGGACAAATCAGACAAGGAAATCATTGCACTGCGTCTGACTCCACCCACAACAACAACTTCCCCGATTTTGCACAGAATATCGTGACACTCAATGGACGACAAACGACGACCAACCGCCCCTCTAAACTTGGCAATAGTGAACTTAAAAAGTTCTTCCAAAGGTCCGGGTCCAGAAGCACGACCTCCGAATACTTTGAGTCTAGCTCCGGCAGGTCTAACTTTGGATAAGTCATACCTTGGAACTTCACCAGAATATAATAAAGCAATGAGCTGTCTAAGTGATTTAGCCCATCCTTCTTTAGAATCCGACACCACAATAGTAGTTTGACTAGCAAACAACTGCTCAGGGACTTCAGGTAGTTTAGAAACATATTGTTGCTCCACAGAGAAACCGACACCAGTGCCACAGAGAAGAATGTACATCGCTTCGTCAAAGGCTTTGGGGTCATCAATTGGTAAATATGAACAGTTAAAAGCGGCAACATTCTGACGCTCCAGTGCTGGTCCTGCTGTCATCACGGCTCTCATCGATGGAACCACTTCAAGATTAACAACAGCAGTTTCTAATTCTTTGCGTAATTCAGGTGATAATGTATAGTTCTGTTTCTTCTTTAAATGCTCCGTCATGAAATCAAAATATCGTGCTACAGTTTCATTCCAGTGTTCTCTGCGACCTTTATCGTCAAGATAGCGGCTGTATCGTGATTTAGCGATAAAGGTATTGTAGGGACTCATTGTGTATTGTGTCATTCTTATTTAACTTCCTGTTCTAGTTTATCGGCATATTCTTCAATCTTATCAGAAAACATTTGGACGATTTCTTCACTGCTAATATCCAGCAATTCTAGCAATGTGATTTCGTCCAACTCTTTAAGACGCTCTTTAATTTCGTGAAGCAGCAATGGCATCTTTCTCTTTCTTAATAAGGTACTCTAAGTAGTGTTTGGCTTTCTCTAGGTCTTCAACTCCATTCTTAAATTTATAGCGAAGGATGTATTTTACCACATTTCCAGCCCAGTAGTCAAGACCCCATTCTTCAATGATTTCCCAAGGCTGGTGAGCTTTCTTGTAGTGGCTACCGCCAACCTGCCTAGCAAGAACATTGCCGGGGTCTTCCATACCTGCTTCATAGGATGTCAACACTTCGTAACCATAGTGTGCTGGCATTGCAATTGGACTATCAGGCATAATATTTCACCTCCGCTGATTTTTTAATAGACTTTGTTCCTTGCGACCAAGTTCCGCAATCTCGACACTGATAGCGTTGATACGCTCCTGTAGTAGATATAGCGCTGCCTCTTTTTTGCAGATTCGTCGAAGCACAATTCGGGCAATGGTGTCCATCCAAGAAGAGATTGTGATTAGGATGAGACTTAATCCAAGGAAGAAGAGTGCCGTACAGCGACTCAAGTAAAACGACATCTTGTATATTGTACTTCTCCATACGCTTCCAAGCATCTTTATCTCCGTTCATGCACTTGACCCACAACTCGTGTCCTTCGTGTTCGTGTTTCTTCCCTAATCCTAAGCGTTGTGCTACATAGTCCAACTTGTTACTAGGAAACCTAAAATTGCTACGAACAACACGCAGTAGGTCAATTTGTTTATAAGGCGATGGTGGATTAAAATGATGTAGTAAGAATTCCTTGTTAAGTGTAGGAATATCAAACTTAGTACCATTATAATGAACCACAGCATCTGCATCGTTAAGAAGGGCATGAATTCCTTTCAGCATTGTCTTTGGTCTTGATTGATGAACAGAATCAAACAGTACATCTTTCTGTCCTAGCCACTTTGCTGCGTAGCACAGGACATAAGAAGACTCCATCAACTGATTGATACTGACATTCTGTTGCCAAAGACCCCACACATGAGCTGTGTTAGGACTTGACTCAATATCAAGCAGTAAGATTTTCAAGACCATTCCTTATCTTCATCAGACTTCTCAAAGTCGAGTTCTTGCTGAGTATCAGGATTTTCAATACTATACTCTGCTGCTCGTGTTGAAAAGTATCCATAATTATTAACAAATCGCAATTTATCTTTTATGTCGTAGCCATAAACACCACTTAAAAAGTCTGCAAAGTCAAGCATCACCGAAGTCCATTCTGTATCTGACGAGTGAGATATCGTCATCTCCATAGATTTCTCTTTTGGATAACCATATTGTGTGCCTTCGTCATCGTACTCAGACTCAAAGCTAAATCGATAAGTATTAGTTAAATCACTCATTGTATTTCCTTTCTATCTTGCCATTAAATTAAATAAAACTTCTGCGTCAATTACTGCTAAAGGTTTACTGCCATTTTGCTTGACAATTACAATCGGTTCATAATCGCCGTGTGATTTTGCTTGTTCGTAATACTTGTATACTGCCACCTTTGCTAACGATTTACATTCAATTGATGCTGGAATTTCATCTTTAGCAAACTGAGACATCACAATGTCTTCACCGTGACTCCCCATCGGACAACTGCGTAAATCGAGTTCGCTTAGTTGCGGATACCTTTTTAGTAACTCTTTTACTACCCACTTTTGTAGGTTTCGTCCCTTTGCTTTCGCTGACTGTGGCTTCATTTAATACCTTTCTATCTTTAATCCATGCTTTGGGAATGTGCATCCGAGCATTGGTTTCGGTGTCCGACCATGTAGACGCAATGCAGATTGCTTCATCGGTTTCATGGACTAGAAACCCAACAGTAATGCACTGGTGAATCTCTGCTTTAACTTTCTCTTCCCATCCGGAGTCAGCAACAGCATCAATCCATGAGATTTGAATTATATCTGGGGTAACTGCCACAGTTCATTTTCCTTTCGTTGTAACCACAATAATTGTCCATTTTCTAATACACGCTTTTCATCGCCGTCATACGCTTTTAAGACAGCGCTGTAGAGTTCTTTTTCATTGGTACAGTCTGCTAGTATCTTCTTTGCTTTAACAGGACCAATGCCTTTTAATCCAATGATGTTATCAATCCTATCGCCAGTCAGTATCTGTGTATAGAAAGCTACCAAGCCTTCAAATTCTGAGACATAATACTTTTGTTGTTTGCGATAGTTGTAATGCCAACCTCTAAACTGGTTTAAATCCTTATCAATATGAACCATGATGGTTTCGTCTTCAGGCACTGCATAAGCAGCAATGCCAACTGCGTCGTCGGCTTCAATTCCTTTGACGACAGTGAAACCCCACGATGTAACTAAATGACATCTAAGTGCTTGAAAATGCACAGGTTTCTCTGATATGCGTTGCCCTTTGTAGGGCGCAGTTACCGCTAAAGTATCTCGAAAGTTGCCTTTACCGGTCAGAAATCCTTTATAGTCTTCACAATCTAAATCCATACACAACTCAACCATTGTCTGCTCAAGTCGTGAAATTGCAATAGGCTCCTCTACATCATTGCTAGAGAAGCCTACTGCATAGATTAACGAATCAGCGTCAATCAGTGCTGTTATCACAGAATGTCATCATCCATGTTTTCGTCAGCAGTAACGCCATCGGCGCTGTACTTAACTAAATCAGTAATAACAATCTTTGCTAATGAAGCTGAAACACCATTCTTGTTCTTCCACTTCCACTCGTAAGGCTTGATGAGTGCAACTGCTTTAGAACCATTACCAACAGTATCCTTGATTTCATTGCCAGACTTATCGTACGGCTGGATAGCGTAGTTTGACTTCACAGTCAAGAACCAACCTTTCTCAGGCTTGTCCTCACGCTTTCGTGGTGCAAGACCGATAGCCTCTAGCGCCTTGACAGCGTTGTCTGATAGATTAGCTAAGTCGCATTGGAACTTACCACTCATTTCGTTAACACGGTCAAAGAAAGCCCATTGAACTTCTGCTTGAATTTTTACTGGTTTCATTTCCATAATACTCTCCTTATCTACAACTGGTTTTAGAAATACTGCAACTGCTATTATACAACAACTTACAACTATATGATTTCATTATATGAAATAGTTACTGTAATGTCTGTGTTGAGTAATCAATACTGGCTTCCAGTGTACCATCCTCAATATCAAGTAAAGCATCCTTTAATAATTCGTAGGTCTCTTCAAGGTCAAAAGAAGATTCTAAACTGTAAGTACCATTCTTGTAAGCGGTAACAACAGTCATCCCTAATATGTCTTCTTTATTTTTATCCATTAATGGGTCTCTTTCCAGTTATTACCTACACGATATTCGCCACTTAATGGACAGCGCATATTTAAAATTATACCAGCATCGGTAATTGATTGTACACCAAGTTTACCTACTTCGTCTGCACGATTCTCTTCAACTTCTATTTGCCACTCATCATGGACATTGGCTACGAACTTATAATCAATCTGTGACTGGCGCAAACGCTTATTGAATATCACCAGTGCATGTTTCATTGCTATCGCACCTGCGCCTTGCAATAGCGTGTTGAGCGCTGAATGCTCCGAGCGAACGAGTAACTTGCGTCCGTCAAGACCCGGTAGCCACGCTTTCTGAGCATAGATACGAGAAACTTTTTCCCGCAGTTGTTTAAGCCTCGGCGTGTTGCGTAGAAAACTAGCAATGAGTGCTTGTCCTTCTTTCGATGAACCTCCAACAATTGACCCAATCTTGGTAGCTCCTGCACCATAGAGGAATGCATAGATAAAAGTCTTAGCTTGGTTCCTTGTCTCAAGCCCTGCTGCTTTCTGGTTTGCTGTGTGAATGTCGCCTGATACAACTTCATTAGTATACGCATCGTCTTTCATATAATGAGCCAGCATCCGCAACTCTAAACCACTTGCATCAATGCCAACTAATTTATATCCTTTCTTAACTGTCCAAAGTTCTCTGCAATCAGGACCATAGGGACTACCGCTATTGGGAACCTGCGCCATGTTAGGGCTGTGGTGTGTCATACGACCTGTGACTGCGCCGTTAGTAATGACCTGTCCATGCACACGACCATCAGTTTGAATAGCATCAATCCAGCTTTCAACTTGTGCTATCCGCTTTTGTAACATCAAGTACTCAGCGATGGCTTTCGCTTCTGGGATGTCGATGCCTTCGAGCGTGGTTTCGTCAACGATGATGTTACCTTTCTGGGTACGCTTTTTCGGCTTCCAGCCTTTTTCAATGAGCCTTTCTGCGATTTGCTGGCGACTTCCGGGATTGAAGTCTTCCACGATGTCGGGAAGGGGTCTACCTGTTGTTTTGTGGGTGCGACCAGATGTGACTTTGGCAGGAAAGATGCTCTGCATTTCAACGCAAATAGCGTCCAACTTAGTTTTAAGAACAGATAGTAATTGTAGAGCTTTAGCTTCATCGAATCTGAATCCACTTCGCTCTTGCTCTGCGATGATGAACGCAACTTCGTGTTCGAGTTTGATACTTTCTTTTGAATAATCATTTGACATCTCCTTGGTTAAATGTTCATACAGCTTCTGTGTTACTAATGTGTCTTGAATACAATAGTCAAGCATTTCTTGAGTAAGACCGCCATTAAAAGATTCAAAACTACTCTTAAAGAATCCTATACGCTTACCCCACTCAGACAGACTGTGACCGCCGTCTAATTGCGGATTATATAGGCGAGACATAACTAATGTGTCAACAATCTTTTCTTCCGCAATCGTTATTTTCCATAAGTTCTTTAGAACAGGCACATCAAAGAAAATTCCATTGTGAGCAATAATCTGCTCTGCTCTGTCTAAGAAATTCTGCAGCCCAACAAAGTTCTGCCAAATATGCACTTGGTTTGTATCAATGTCACGAGCAACGACACACCAAATCTTGTCGGGAAATAAATTGGTTTCAATATCAAGAACGATTCTCATTCGATTATTGTAACCAAATCTGCAAGATTAATCAAGTATAGTTTAGAAGTATTATCATCCCCACCACGCACAACTCTAGGTTTATTATCTGCAATATATCGTTTTAAGACAGGCACCGGAAACACGAGTGTCATTATTAGTTCACCCTTTAATGCTAGATTATGAAACCAGAAGTCTGATTGTGTTACAGCAATGCCACTAGGATGTCCACGACTCTCAAATTCAATTACAATATTACCCGTTGAATTCCATTTATCTCGCTCAGTCTTAACTTCAATCTTACTGTTCTGAAATATATCAGCAATCTTTTGTTCAAAGATTTGTCCATATTCCAAATCAATATCAAATCGATTATCGTTGTTCAGTTTCATTTAAGATTAATCCAGAGTCCTATTTGCGCTGCAGCATAACCTATCCAAATCAATGCATTAGACATACTGCCTTTGCTTAATTGTAACACACCAACAACTAAATAGCCAATGCCAGTAGCTCCGACAATATAGTGTTCAAGACTCATTTCTTTTTAACTACTTTCTTTTTAGCAACAATCGGTTCTTCAACAACTGGTTGTGGTCTGGGTGTCTCAAACATTATCGCCAATAGTTCTTGAATCTCAGGTTCTGTTGCAACCCAACGACTACCATCATTGAAATGAATCTCTCTGTCAATGATATAAGTAACATTCTCAGGATTAATAAGCCTGTCGCCAATTCTTAGTAGTTTACTCATCGCCCATTCTCTCTAGTTCGTGTTCAGCTAATGCAGTAGCTGCTTTTAAACTCTTGATTAATTGTTTTACATCGTCACGGTGGTCATGATGGATAGCACCGCCAACGAAATACATTTCTAAAGTCTGACGCACAACTTCTTTTAATGTGCTTTTAAATGTAACAGGGTCATCGCCATCACCAATGTAGAATCCATATTCCATACTGCCATTCTCAGCAACCCAGATAAAACTGTCTATTTTAACTGTTTTTGTAGTCATTTTTGCTCCTTTTTCAAATACGAATCAATTGCATCATCAATCTCTTGACCTAACATCCACTGCCATTTAGTCATGTCGCCGTTGCACAGAATCACAGATGGTGCTGCAATCTCAGGGTCAACATCCCACGATGCACTGCGTAGCCAGAGATAGCGTTCAGAATTCCTGTATATTTCTTGATTGTCCTGAATCTTACTAAACACATTACGATTGAGTTCTTTTAGTCTATCAATCTCGGTGCATAAATCAGTGATGATTTTGCGGGTGACATGATACTCGTCGGTTTGTGCATAGCGCTTGGCTTTGTCAATTATGTCGTCTTTCATAGTGTGTCCTTTATCTCTAACATTCTTCCGGTTTGTCCATTATACAGCAAAGCACCACAATTACCAGTGTAGCCACTAAATCGATTCTTTAACACTCGTACCGATGTGGTATTACGCTCAATCGGGTCTTCAGCCTGTCCATTGCGCTCTAGCCCTATCACAATGTCAGAGAGCTGTGCAATAGCGCCTGAACCACGCAACTGTGCCAAGGATGTCACGGCACCTTCTTCGTGTCCACGACCTTCGTTACGCTTTAGGTGTGAGACACAAATCAAACTGATACCAGTCTCTTGCACAATCATGCGTAGCTTGGTCATGATAGCATCTAGAGCTTTCCGTTCATCACCAACATCACCGCCACTGACAATAATACTAATATGGTCAAGAAAGACATAACCACAGCCAAGACCCTTAGCCATGTAGCGCACTCTGTTGACAATGTTTTCCAAAGAAGTGCTACCAAAATGGTCAAACAAATACAAGCGGTCAGTTCCCAAAGTTCTATCAAATGCATCTTTTAACTCCTCAGAAGTAACTTCAACATCAGGTAAGTGAATTGGTTTATTTACCGCCAAAGACATAAGCGACCTAGCAGTCTTGCGGACTCCCTCTTCAAGAAACATAAGTCCGACATTGTCACTAGTCTTGTTAAGGATATGCCAAACGATTTCTCGTAAAAACTGAGATTTGCCAAGACCAGAGCCTGCTGTGACCATGACAAGTTCCCCTTTGCGAATGCCGTATGTGAGTTTATTAACGCCGTCATACGGATACTCACAATCAGCCTTCTCAATAGGAGACGATACCAATTCCCAGAGGGTGTTACCTTGAATAATTCCATCAGGTATGTAAGATTCAGCAGCCCACCAAGTATCAACAAATTCTTTACTAGCATCATTTTCAAGGTAATCAGAGGCATCTTTATATCCTGTCTTATGCTTCATTATTTTAACTTTGCCGCCGAATAACTCAGCGACTGCCTGTGCTGCTTTCTGTCCGGGTTCATCGGCATCAAACGCTAAGACAATGTTCTCAAACGAATCAATCCATTCATATTGTGCTTTGCAGTCCTTTAGAGCGCCACTAGCACCACTGCGGATACTGACACAAGGGTACTTGCTACCTTGCATCTGGTAAGCCGCTAGAGCGTCTAATTCACCCTCACAGATAGTAAGATAGCGCCCAGATTTGGTAAATAGATTCTGTCCAAATAGTGTGGCATCTTTGAAATCACCAGCAACACTAAAGGATTTGTTTTCCACAATCCTAGTTTTGATAGCGACCATCTTGCTATCGCTATCATAGTAAGGATAGTGGTGTTTGCCGTTGTCCTGCCTAACGCCGTAGGTTATGCAAGTAGCCGAAGTAATACCACGGTCAATGATACTAAGAGAAGTAGCAGAGTCATAAAAGTTTAGTTCCTTATTCATTGGTTTTTTGTAGTCTTTCGTAATTTCACCATTCCTAGCCTTGTATGTGTGGCATACATGGCAGTAAGTGTGTCCATCGCTGTGCATAGCATTACCATCGCTTGAACCGCACTCGTCGCAAGCCATGTGATACAAAAATTTACTCTCAGTCAATGTCTTGAACCTTCCGCCGTAATGAGTTGACACCGTAGTGCCTGAACCTCTGCCAATGCCATAACCAATTCGGTTTGTGTTTTGACTAGTTCGTCCTGTAATTCCTTCACCTGTTTCGTTAAATCGATTACGCATGATTGCCTATCCTCGCTTGTCCAAGTTGTCATCTTTTCTCTCCATTTCCATAGATTGTTCCAATTCACTAGGTTCAGTGGCGGACACTTCCATACCATCTTCAGTTCCTTCAAATAATTTTAACTCTTTTGCACAATGAATGCAAAGAAAAACATAACCATCAGGTATGATTCCTCTACGCAGTTCATCATTCTCTTTCTTCAGTTTTGTTATCTCTGCCAGCAACATTCGTGCCATCGATTAACTCCTTCCAATTAGTGTCTTCAGGTAATACGGTTATTATAATATCTTTTTCTTTAGATTTCTCAATTAAATTATTCAATACTGAGCTGCCATACAGATGTAAGCCATAACTGTTCTTTTTGCATCGATAGATTGAACCGGAGTGTCCCTCAAAATCAAAATATTTAGATTGGTCATCAATGCCCACGATACCGCTATTGATTTGCCACGAGTCAGAACCAGCCCAGCCACCATACCAACAAGCAAAGACTCGGTATAGTTTGGTTTTATCGCTAGTGACCTCAATAACAACCCATCTATCAGGAATATTCATGTGCGACCCCATTGATGACCGCAATCTGGACACTTACAAGCCACAGTTTTGTCTAACTCCATGTCATATAGTCCAATAGCCCTACCCCATTGTCCTTGGGTTCTATTGGCGCCGTAAGCCTCAGCGCTCTTATCTGCTTCTGCTTCTGAGCCTGTTTTTTCAAAAAAATATTGCCAGATAGAACCGCCATCTAAATCAGCATTACAATTCGTACAATAGCCGTGTTCATTTAACATCAATTACTCCTTGCATCTTAACTCGATGTGGATATTGTGTTTCAATCCAAAAACATCGATACACCCCATCTTTAACGCTTAACCAAGCCTCATAGCGCTGATACTTGCCTGTTGCGTCAATGCAATCATTATGCTCAAAATGCGCCTGATTAGCAACCCAGCCACACACAACACCGAGTGCAAACACTCCAACAAAAATAATCTCTTTCATGAGTTCCTTGCAATCATCCAATCTAATGCATCATGCAAAATACTGAATCTAGGTGACTGTTCGGTTTTGTTCTTCCATTGGAATACCATCTTATCAGTAACATCCCAATTATTTTGTTCATGGTTCCATCTTGCAGAACGCTCATGGTCTGTAATTAGTTCCATACCCATTTTATTCATCTTTATCCTCCATTACTGCTCGACCAACAAGCCTATTAACCTTATCAGCGATAGCAGTAGATAAGTCGTCCATCACCTTATCGTAGCCATAATCCCCAATTAAATCAACCATATCCATCATTATGAAATGGTATCTTGCTTCTTCATTGTGGTGCATAAAACCCCCGTTAGTTAAAAGACAATGCCAATTAAAAGACATAACCACCTAAAAGTCAATACATAAGACAAAAATAAACTACTTGACAACATTCCAAAAGTGCATTATAATAACTATATAGGTAAACAACATAGACTATCGTTGATTGTTTCTTTATGTTAATTGGTAGTAGTCTATATTCACAGTTACGACATAGACTATATTAACTATAACGATACCTATATTACCCGCAAGCGAGTGCATTATCGGTTATCCCAATCAGTCCAATAGTCTTCAGGGTCTTCAGAATCTAAACCACCATCGATATACCCGTTATCATCAATCAACGATTCAGTCATAGCCGTGTCTGATTCATTCATTAGGTCTTGCCTAACTTGTATCGGGATATAAGCCTCAATCGTTTTAAGACAATCTGAGCATAGTTCTACATATTGCCTAGTGATACCATGCTTTATGGTAGCCTCGAAGTCAGTTAATGACGCATTGCAACATTGGCATCTCATTTAGAAATCTCCTTCTGTGAATTCTTCGGCTATCTCTTTCCAATATGCTTTGACCTTGTCTATTACCTCGGCAGGTGCGCTATCGGGTTTATAGTCCTCATCAAGTTCTAATTGACCTAAAGCCTCATACCAATTCGATTCTTCAGCCCAATAGTAAACCCCACCAGACGATAAGGCAGACTCTAGCGCCTCAAGATAAGCCTCTTCATCAAAATCATCATCTTCTGGTTCATAATACCTATCATTGTTATATTTCATAAAAGCCTCTCCATTCAATTAAAATTGATTAAGTAATACCAACACATCACTAACACTAAGAAAACCTTTCTAAAGCCCTCTAAATCAATTCTAGAGGTATTCCCAAGTATAGCACAATACCACTCCAACAAGATGATACATAACATAGGCTAAAATTAGATATGTCATGCACCAAAATAGTGCAGTTTTCATGGTTTATTCTCTTCCATGGGTTCAGAGTGTTTTTGTGAAAGTATCTCCATAAAATCAGAATACCATTTATCGAACTCATTTATTCCATACATAAGCCTAAATTGTGGGTCATCAAGCCTCATTGACATAAATTCCATGTAATAGTCAAATTTATCCATTTTTAGCCTCACAATATTGTGCAAATAGTTCCTGAGATAGTTTACTAGCCTCTTCATCTGTCATAGGGTCAGCATAAGGCAATTCCACTATCAAAGCATCGCCAAAATATAACTCATATAAACCCGATTCTATATCATAGTAATAATTAAGCATTTTTATAAGCCTCTCTCGCATTGTGAATGTTAAGCCATAAATTAAATAATTCCCCATCAGATAAGCGCCATAAGTGTTTCTGATACTCTGGGTCAGTTTTACCCTCAAGATAACCTAGGTCTTTCCATATTTCATATTGCATTTCGCTTCTAGTCATTCTATCGACTCCTGTTTTAATCGTTGTTTATATCCTTTGATTAATTGCTTAGCGTTTTTAATATCATCGGTCAATGGTTCTAACCAATGACCATCGTCTATATATCCGTCAGCGCTTTGCACTAATCTCTCCAATACATCAATAGTATATGCAATTTCTAGTTCATCTAATTTCATATTAGCCTTTCATATAGTCTAAGCGCTGAAATGTTTCCATGTCTGTATAGCCTGATTCATGGATTCGATATAGTGTAGTTAAATATCGTTTAGGGTCTGATTCATCTAACCATATATTTATGTCAATAGTGTTATCCCATGCAGTCCAATAGTCCTCTAAGATAAAATCTATTTCTTCTGGTTTGTGAGTATCTTTTATACCCTCGATTATTCCCTTAACATAGGCTTTAATCTCGTTTAGTTCGTTATCTGATAAGTTCTCTATATTGTTAGACATAACTATATCTCCTCTTTAGCGGGTTCAAACTTCGGGCAATCATCATTAAAGTCTAAATCCCTCTCAATTAGCGAT